CACCTCATCGGTCACCGTCCGCAGCACGTGGTCCTCGATGGAATCCCGTACCGTCGACACGGCCACCGCGTGCGGCTGCCCGTCGCCGTTGCTCACCGGCACCAGCTCGTCTCCTGTAATGGCCGCTAGTCTGTCGGCCTCATCAATCGGTAGTCCCTTCATGGCCTTCCCTCCATATTACTTTGTTTGTCAAATTATACAGTACCCGATAACCGGACGTCCACCATATCTCCACGCCGCCCCGCACACTCTCGGTGTGTACCTGCTGCGCGGTGAATGTAGGTTTGAGCCTCATCATCTGAGCGCTCGCCCGGAACCGACGGCCGATGGCCCCCGCACTTGCCCGGAACCGACGGCCCAATATCGTCAGCTTCACTTCCATGGCACGATGAATAATCCCGTTTCAACCATGCAAACTTCCTTCCGGATGCCGCTCTCAAAATCGCTATCATCAAACTCGGCCTCTATCATCAGCGTGATGTCCTCCAGGCCCAGCTTGGCCGTGTCGAGTAGCGCCACGTAGTTGTCAGCGTCCACCTGGATAAGCTCCGACTTATCCATCTTCACCCGCTTGCCGCGCGTGATGACCGTACACGTGAAGGGCACGTCGGCGAAGTGAACGCCTTCGAACGCCTCCATGTGCACGTTGATTTTGATTTGAGTCCCTTTAATTATTTTTTCCATGTTGCTCAGCCTTTCTTAATATTCTTGCCGAAAATTGAATTCGGCTACCTACGAATTCACGGGATTGAGGGTGTTCGCAGCTATCCACTGACCGTCTATCGCCTGAACCTCGTAAATACCTCCTCCCTTGTTCACTTCGAAGGTGCTCATTCCCTTCCCGTCGTCCACACTGAATATCTCCTGACCGGATGCGTCCTTCAGATAGAATGGCGCCGGCACACGTGTAGAAGCGAAACCAAGGTTAAGCCTCAGCACCAGTCCCTCGCAGGTGGATGCAGCTGGCAGCGTCAGCGTGTGCCCCGTATCTCCCGTCAACGTCAGGCATCCACCCATACTCAGCGAATATGTCTTGTTGCTCGACAAGTCCAGCTCCGTCCAAGGAAGATAGAGCGTTTTGGAAGTCACCGTGCCGGCGAATGTGCCGTTTCCATCCTCGTCCACGCGGAACGGTGCACTGTCCGGTGTGGTGCTTCCTGCCCAGAAGCGTATCTTGTTGCCGGATGTGGAACCCGATATACCTGCTGTTACCGTGCCATCGTCCTTCTGGATGAGCAACTGATTGCTCTGTGCGAACTTCAGCACGGCATTCTTGGCTATGATCAGCGAAGTGAAGATGGCCGTCACGTTGGCTCCGAACTCCTCCCACGTGGATGAATCCTTGGTGGGCGAATTGTCGATGGTCGAGACGTGCGTCTTCTTGCACTGATAGGCATCGTAGCCCGTGGCCGTGCTGTCGTTCTTCACCAGCGCCACGTCCAGATAGCGGATGCCGGACGTCAGCGCCGTGTCGTTGCGGAACTGCGTGCCGATGGTCCACTCTGCCCAGCGCACGATGCAGCCTTGTATTCCCTGCTCGCCCTTGTCTCCGTCCTTGCCGTCCTTGCCCGGCTCTCCGGTGTCTCCCTTCTCGGCCGCGCAATCGTACTCATCTGTATTCACCGCTCCCGTCAGCACATAGCCGCCGTCCTTGTACTTCAGGCGTGCGCCGTTGCTGTCGGTGTACGTCCATAGCGGCGGGTTCTTCGTGGCCTTCTTCGCCACGTAGGATGAGCCGGCCATCTGCACCATGCCCAGATAGGGCACGCTCAGGCCGTCGTACCACTGTCCCAGCGACGTCACGCTGTCGCCCTTGTCTCCTTGGTCGCCCTTCTCGCCTCCGATACGTGTCACCGTCCAGGCGTTCACGGTGCCGCTGTTCGGGTCCACAAGGCGGCAGCGCATCCATAGGTATTGCCCCAGGCCCACGGAAGGCGGTGCGTCCTGCCATCCGGTGGTCGGCTGCTCTGTCAGGCTGCCCGACACGGCGAACTGATAGTCCATGTAGCGCCCGTCCTTGGCCTGTCCGTCCTCGCCCACGATACGTATGGCATCGCTCCACATGGCATCGCTGCCCACACGTTGCTGCATGTATAGGTCGCCTTCGGTGAAGGTGTCGTGCCAGGATAGCTTGTCGGATGAGTAGCGCACTTCCAGGCTGGCCCCGTCCACCAAGCGCTGTGCGTCCAGCAACAAGTCCCAATCTGCGCTCTGCTCGGTGTCGTCCACAATCACGTAGCCTCCGTCCTCGTACTGCAATAGTTCCTCGTCGTTGGTCAGGTAGATGGGATATGGCGCCTCGGACGTCTGCTTGTTACTTATCCACACACGATCGGCGAAGGACAGGATGGTGTTGGCCGGATAGGGCACCTTATTCGCGTCCCACGGACCGCTGGCGCTGACGCTCGTGCCCGCCTCCACCTCCAGGAGCCAGGCCGCATCGTTCCGGCTCGGCACGGTGTCCGTTCCGTTCTCGGCCACACATAGCCATAGGTTGCCCAAGTAGCTGGTGCGGTCGAAGTAGTTGTAGAATTCGCCCCGCACATAAGCGCCGCGCTCGTTGGCCGTAGTCACCGGCGTTCCGTCCGGAAGTATCTGCTTGATGGTGCCCGTGAAGTATGCGTTCGTCTGATAGGTGGAATAGCCGGTCATATCGAGGCTATGCACCGACAAGTTACTCAGGTCGCCACTTTGATAAGCGATGTTCTGCGGGCCTATCTCCCATGTGTTCTGATGCTTCAAGTAACGGCGATAAGTTCGCGTCTGGTATTCTGACGTCTGGCGGTCTTCGTTGGTGAAGTTTCCGTAGGCTATCCACGTCATGCTGGCCTCCGGCATGTGGCTGAACTTCCAGCGGTCGCTGACCGGACGCAGCTCGAAGCTTATCAGGCCGTTCTCGTAGGTTTTCCCGTCCTCGTCGGTCCAGGTTGACACCTCCGTAATACGGAAATAGGACGTGAAAAAGCCTGCATAGGTACGGTTGCCCAGCGAGTCATCGCTATCCTCTGTGGCGTTCTTTGAGGAGTCCAGCGAATGGAATATACCCATACAGATGTCGTCCACGGCCACAGCGCCTATCTCGCCCTCCTCCAGCTTCAGCACGATGCTGCCCGAATTCAGGGCGTTCCCGTCCTCATCGTAATCTATAATCACCTTCTTCACGATGCCTGCACCCGGCGCCCTCCAATCGTCGCCCATCTTGATGTCGACTCTGTTATACACCAGGAGTGGCACCACCAGCTCACGGCGCAGCATGAGCGAATCAAGTTCCCCATAGCCGGCATTGTCGAAGCGCGTGCCGTAGCCGGCCATTCCTCCGGCGAAGGTGGTACCCACCTGCAAGTATTCCTCGGCCGTGAGCTTGCCGCCCACGGAAAGGTCGAAGGCCGTGCGGTCGTTCTGATCCTTGCGCAGGTACATGTTATCCAGCTGCTCCTGCATTTCGCGAAGTAGCTCTTTCCAGTCCGGCATAATCTCGCTGGCCGCCTTCCACGTCCATATTGAGCTGCCTGCCTCCTGATAGAGCACACGGTCTTCCGACGGCACGCTGTCGGCGCCATTGCCCACATTCAGAAGTTCACCCAGCGTCAAGTCCCCATCGCTACCACCTCCACCGCCCGTATTATTGTCGTTGTCGTCCGGAAGGTCAGCGTCTTTATCCTGCACGGCCTCACCGCTGCCCTGGAAGTCCACACTGAGCGTGGCGCTGCTGCCTCGGTTGGCTGCAACTACTGCACGCTTTACGAGGGCATAGCCCTTGAAGGCGAACTTGCCGTCTGCCACATAATCGGTGTGTGCGTGCGGCTCGTTGATGGGCGTCACACTGCCGATGAACACCTTCACCTTCTTGCTGCTGGGCACGAGGCCCACGATGTAGTTGGCGTAGCCATCGGATGCCACGTGAGCTGACGTGATGGTCCACGACACTTTGCGCTTCTTGTAGCGCTTCCAAATTCCGTTCTGCTTCGATGATATTTCAATCACTTCGGCCTGAATGTCAAGTTCGCAGGTAGTGCCGTAGGCTATCGCCGTGTCGACTCCCCCCTGCTCTATCATCACTACGATGTTATTACCTTTCAGTTTCATATCTTAGTTTTCCGTTAAAGTTACTGTCTCCGTCTCAGTGTCCCAATCCACGTTTTCTCCGGTCACCGCGTAGCTGGTGCCGTCGTAGGTGACGCGCGTTAGCGGTGTCAAATCACCATGCACTATCTCCAGCGTCAAAGCCTTTGTTGTCCTACCGTACAACCGTCGTAAGCGGGTCAAAAGAGCCTCTTCAGGCCTCATCAAGCGGGCCTCTCCGGAGAAGTAAAGCTCCGTCACGTCTGCGCCCTCGTATGACAGCGCCCCATAACAAGCGCCATTATGCTTCTTGGTGCCCATCTTCAGCTCCACCTCCTTCTCTTCCTCGTAACCGCCTATCACGGCCTTGTAGGTGTTCTCGCCGTTGTCGTCCTCGCTGTCGTCGCTAATCTCATCAGTGGGATAGTAGGTTACTTTCAGGTCGCCCAACAATATCGCATAATTCACTCCCAGCTTTGCGCTGCGATTTCCATTTGCATATATAGTGAGTATGGGTATTCCGTCCAGCGGTTCATCCACAATCATCATGTAGCCTTCCGCTCCGTTGTACGGCATATCCAGTGTCTTCGTATTTTCCAGACTGCCAGGCGCTGAATTCTCATATTTTTCATAACCTGTCTTCACCTCGAATTTCGCCTCTGTGTCCTGCCATGCCGTGCCGTTCCACCACTTATTTCCGACTCTGAATGAAAGGTGAATCGTGTCATATCCGTTGTTTACGGTCACACTCCCCTCATAGATGTTCTCTCCATAGGTCTTCGCGCTTATGCAAAAAGCACCGCTGTTAAAACATACGGCCTTCATTCCTCGGATGATGGCCACTGGCATCTTCTCGGCCTCCTCTTCGGTCGGTGAATATCCATCAGTGCCTGTATCTGTCATCTGAAGCCAAATTCCTCCCGTGAATGAGAAGTTGATTTTGTCCTCATCCTTCTTCAGCCATAAATCGTATTCCCTGTATGAACCGCCCACACAATTCCAATCTGACGTTGTGTTTGGTACCCAACCATCATCCGTCTTCTTATACCGGATAAATTGTGCGGACTTATTTTCTCCACCGTCGCCGTACCACTTCATGGCCATCTTATATTTCGTCTCTCCTTGCAGGTTGTCATTATTCCGCTTGATGAACCCCAACTCTGTCTTATCCACCGCTGGCACGGCCTCCTCCACCTTGCCCAGGCTGGCCGTGACGGTGATTTTCTTCACGCCCTGGCGCACGTCGCGCTTGTGGTCGCTGCCGTCCATGTGCAGCGTGCTCAGCTCCACGGCCTCCGTCGACACGCGCGGACCGTTTACCGTGGTGCCGGTCAGCGATGCAAGGGTGTAATCGTCGTAGAGTCCGGCATCCGGACTGACGAAGTAGAGCGTATCACCTCGCTCCATCAGGCTCCACCCCCATAATCGGCAAAATTCCTCGATGAATTCCAGATACGTGATGGCCGTGTATGGCTCGTAGTCCTCGTCGTCCGGGTCCATATCGCTCTCCCCGAAGAATGTGAACCGGCTCACCGACACTTCCAGCGGGGCGCGGCGTGCGGTGTCCGTCGACTTCTGGCCGACTTCGTAGGGCAGCATGATGTGGCTGTACGTGCATCCGGTGGCCTCTATCGCCTCGCGCAACAAGCTGCCTAACGTGGTGGTGACCATATCGCGTGTCTGGTCCATGTAGATGCTCTCCAGCACGGCCAGGCCGCTCACCACGGGCAGCTCCACCTCCACGTTGGTGTCCCAATCGGCCGAATACGCGTCCGGCTTCATGTAGCCCTGCCACGTCACCTCGCCGTCCACCGTCATAATCACCGGATGCGCGGTGGCGGTGGTGGGGATGATGTCGTCAGTGAGCGTGCCGTCGTCAATTACCCGGATATATCCGGACTGCGTGCGCACTTCCTTCATCAGGTCGTCGGCTCCGTCCTCGGTGGTAGAGAAGGGCTTGTCGGATGCCTCCAGCTCGATGGTGTCTCCCGTGTAGCCCTCCTCGTAGATGTCTATACGTGCCTCCTTATCCTTGAGCGTCACCCAACTGACCGTCCATTTTATCTTCTTCATCTTTCTTTTTCCTTTCCTTCATGAATTTTTCAAGCTCGCGGGCACGCTGGCGGGCCTGCTCCAGCTCGGCATCGTGCTGCTCCTGGCTCTTGCCTTCGGCCTCATCGTCCTCCTCGTCCCATGGAAGCTCCATGTCGAAGTCCTTGCCCGTCTCTATCTTATGAATGAGGCGACACAAGAGGCGTGTCTGTTCCCACTCCTGCCTGTGCCGCCTATTCAGTCCCGCGATGTAACTGCGTGCCTCGCCGATGCCCATCTTGTTGAGGAAGTAGGCCGCGTCGCAACCTCCTTCACCCACGATCAGCGCATACAGCTCGTGTGCGTTCAGCCTTTTTTTTTACCCTCGTCCCCTTCGGCCTCATCGTCCGTCATGGCTCCCTCGGTCAACACGCCCATACGTTTGACGTAGTAGTCACGCATTTGGATGGCCAGCTGCACATCGTTCAGCGCCTGCACAAACTCGTCCACCGTCAGGGTGAAGTCCTTGTTGGCACGGAAGAGGATGCACCAGAAGAGGATGTGAAGGCATATCGTCTTCTTCGCGTCGAAGGGCAGGCGTTCGCCACACACTTCTTCATACGTGTAGAGCGGGCCCCACACACTGTCGAACTCGAAGCGATACACCCTGCCTTTAATTTTCACTTCCATAAGCTAATTACTTAGAGGTGGAAGTGATGCGCTTCAGCTCGCCCACACCTTTGAGCGATACGGATGCCGTGGCGTTGCTGCCCTTGGTGCCCTTGCGGGTCAGTTTGGTGATGAGCGCATTGCCCGCATACACGCCCGCGGTGGGCTTGGTCCAGCCTGCATCGGGCAGGCCCGCGTCGCTGGCGTTGCTGGGCACGCCCAGCGTTACCTCCACCGTCTTGCCGGACACCATCTTGTCGAAGAGGGCATCATAAGCGATGTCCGCCGCGTTCGCATCGGCGCTGGCCGCGTCAATACTCTCATTGGTGGCCTCCCACTCGAAGCCACTCACTTCGGAGTTACCCCACTGTCCGTCGTCCTTGGAAGCACTGTCTTCCAGGTTGGCGGTCATATCCAAGGTACAATCGGTGCTCAGCGCTACCACGCTTCCATCAACCCACAACATCAGGTCTTTGCCTTTCAGTTTCGTTCTTTGTCCCATAACAATAACTATTTAAAATTAAACTTAATCATAAAATATCATGTGTCTCGAATTCCATGTTCACCGTCACACAAAAAGCGTCTATCTCGTCCAGATAGGTCTTCTCGCATCCGGTGTAGCGGGCATCCGTCACCACGAACTGCTCATACTTCGCCTCGTCCGCTTCCTCCAGGAGCGTCTTGACGGATTGTGCCAGCTCGGTGGCCTGGCCGTAGGTTTTCGCCACCACCGCCACACTCACCTGGCTCAGCTCCTCGTCTCCGTCCTTGGTGCCATACTGGGCCGTGTCGCTATCCACGAACACGGCGAATGGATATGCCGGCGTTCCTTCCGGTATAACCATCGGGTATATTCTATCCCCCAGCGCTGCGGATATTTTCGCGTTATTATGAAGCACATTCTGAACGTGCTCGCCTATCATTATACTCATTGTCTGTTCCTCCTAATATTCTTGCCGTTTCCGCCTATTCGGCTACCTCTTACGGTCGGCTGCGTCGATGATCATCCGCTCGATGGTGGCGGCCAGCGTGCGCGACGCCTCCTGCATGGCGGGCCGTGCGGCCGTGGCGAAGAAGTTGCGCCCTGCGATGCTGCCACGCCGCCCGAACCGCGTGCTGCGCTCGCTGGTGCCCGCGTTGATAAAGCGCAGAATGAACGCTCTGTCCTTGCCTCGGTAGGCGTTAATCTGACGGGTACGGCTCGACACGTTGCGCCTTCTGCGGATGCCGCTCACGCCTCCGGTGGAATGGCTACCCTCCACGGCCATCGACGAGGTGGAACGCGGGTTCAGGATGCTCACGTTACCTCCTAACACTCGCTTGTATATCATCAGTTTCACGGCCTGACGCGCCTTGCGCGGGTCGGTCTGCATGGATGTGCGGGCCTCCTGCTGTATGCGCTTCTTCACCGTATTCAGTGCCTGACGGATGGCGCGGCGTATCTGGGCCTTCTGAAGGTCGTTAATGGCCAGCGCGTCGAAGGTCTGTATCACTTCGCTGGCGTCCACTATCATCTTCATTTCAGCACCTCCCCCCGTCCAATTCTGCGGAAGTGATTGTTTACCACCGTCACAATCTGCTCGCCGGTGATCACGCTGCGTGTCGTGCCGCCGCCTCCCGTCTGTCCGCTGTGTATCTGGTCGTAGAGCTTCTTCTGGTCGGCCTGGTTGATGAACATTTCCCCGCTCGACACACGGGCCACTATTCCATCCTGAAAGTTGCTGCCCGGCACAATACCGCCTTCTGCGAAGTTGCTGATGCTCGTGAACGCCGATATGACGGTGGCCAGCGCCGTGGCGATAGCCGGAATGGACGCTGGGAAGGGCAACTTGCTGGCACCCTCCACGGCCTCAGCTGCGGCCAGCGCCTTCAGTTCGCCCACCATTTCGGTGATGGCTCCCATCGACGTGAGCACGGCCGCGATGCCGTCCTGGCCGAAGGATGATGCTGCGCTGCTCATCGCGCTGAACGCACGGCTCACGCCCTGAAGCTGCTTTTGCAGCGCTGCGGCCGCTTCCTGCTCCTTCTTCAGACGTTTCAGGCGTGCGCTTTCCGCATCGGCGGCCAAGTCTGGCTCGTCGGTGTCCTGCTGTGTCTCCATCGTGATGGGCACGACGATGTTTTCACCGCCCTGCAAGTAGTTCATCACCTTCTTGCCAAGCTCGGTCTGATACTGCTGCGTGCCCTCCAGGAACTCCAGCTCTGTGACTACCGGTTCTTTGTCCTTGTACTTCTCGGAACTCTTCAGGCCCTCATACAAGCGCTTGTTCACCTGGTTCCCGTTCTCATCGGTTATCATTTCGGGTTCCACCCACTTGGTGGTGGCGGTGGTAGCGGCGGCGGTGGCCTTGGCGGTTGAGCTGGAAGAATTCATGCCTTTTGTGGCGCGGAAATAGGTGCGCTGCATCCCAGCGAATGCCCTGTCTGCGCCTTGTGCCGCCTGCATGATGCCCGTAAGTTCTTTCAACCAATCATCACTCTTTTTCACCAGGATTTCGTTGTATGCGATGGCTTGAAGGTACTGCTGGTTGATGGGTGCCAGCTCCTTCTCGACAGCCGCTTGGTCCACATTCTTGGTTGTGTGTGCGTTCATGCCGAATCCGGTAGTCTCATAGGTGGTGTACTTGTTCGTTATCTCGCCCACCTTCTTCCGATACTCCTCATACTGGCTGGCCAGCTCCTTCTTCTGCTGGTCGCCCATGGCCGACACGTCCAGCCTCAGCACCTTCTCGACGTCGGCCTGAGTAATCATGGATGCGTCCAGGCGGTTTCCCTCCACCACCAACTTGCTCACTGCCTCCTGACTTCTGCGGGTCAACTGTGCGGTGATGTCCTTCTGATCGGCCAGAATATCCTTGATGCGCTGCTGCGCGGCCTTCTTCTGCTGCTCGGTGGACTCTGAATCTTTCAGGATGGCCAGTTGCTGCTGGAATTCGGCCGTATTCTTAGAGTTGAAGTAACCGTAGCTGATGGTGGTGTTACCAAGCTGGTCCAGCGCCTGCTGCACTTCCTTGGCCTTCTCGATTATCTGGTCTAGCCCTGACAGCATGGTGCTGAAGTCTCCGGTGCTGATGGCCGTGAAGAATTCGTTGACGGTGGTGGTGGCCGCTCTCATCGCGCGGTCCCATGCGTCCGATGTGGTCTGACTGCTGCGCACCACCTTGTTGAACGCTTCGGTGGCGGTCATGGCCACGCCCACTCCCGCAGCCATCTTGCCTACGGTGCCCGTTACGTTGGTCAGCACGCCGTTGAGCGACAAGTTCTGGTCGGCGAACTTCCTCACCGACTTCTGCGCGTTCAGAAGCGCCGTGTCGTACTGGCTCTTCTCCATGATGAGCCTCGTTTTTACATCTGCCATATCTTTTGAAGTATTAAAAAAGGCAGGGTAACGAATCACCCTGCCTCCACAACTTTACACTTAAAAACAAAATACTATGAATACATACGAACACTCTAAGTTTAAGCCTCAGCCTTTGTACCCCACAGTGCGAAGGCCTCCTTGCGCAAAGTGGTCAGTGACCAATCGGAATTCAACGTGATAATCACGCTGTCTTCCGCTGCTGCGGTGTACGGGTCCACAATCATGCGGATGTCACCGTGCTGGTTTGCTGCCAAGTAGGCGAAGCAACCGGCTGCCACGAACTGCTGCGTAGCGCTCTTGCCGTCCTTGCCGTAGTTCACGAACTCGGTGCAGAACACCGGATAGCCGGCGATAGTGCCATTCTCGATGATCATGCGGCCGGAGCCTGCATCGCGCGATGTGCTTTCCAGCTCGGCCTTCAGTTCCTCGCTCATCACGTAGCAAAAACCGCGCATATCCACGCCCGTCTTGGCCACTGCGCCCTTCAGCTTCAACAGTTCCTTGAAGGTGGGCACGCTGCCAGCGAATGTGCCGGTAGCCTTGGCATTGGCCCAAGGGCCGTGAATATCGCCGTCCAAATTCTCATGGGAGAAGGTCAGACGGTTCAACAGGCGAATCATGCCCATTGACAGCTGAGTGGCCAACAGACTCTTCAGGTCGACGGCCGAATTATTGATAGCCTGGTTGCTAATCTTGGCACGGATGCCCAGACGACGCTGCACGGCTGCAATCTTGCTCATGTCGACGCCCGTCTCATCCAGCTTGGCGCTCTCGCCCTGCACGGATGCCTCCACAGCGCCCAACACCGGCCACTGGATGTTGCCGACTACGCCAGTCTGCACGGGGATGCCGACTTTATCAAAAATCAAACCTTCCTCCAAGGGCAGCAACACGTCCTTGATGGTCAACGGCACGAGGCCACCGTCGGTGAGTGTGGTGGTGTCGATAACGGCACCTTCGCGGGCCAGCACGAACTCGCGGTTCTTCTGTGAGCGAAGTGCCTCACGCAACATATCGTTATCGCTGCGGCGCTGTGCGGGATGGTTCTGCACATACTCCATCTGCTCACGGTTCAGCGCCACGGCGCGGCCAAGGGCTTCAAACTTGGAAGAAAGGCCATTGTACTGGCTCTTCTCCTCATCATTCATCTCGCGGTGCTGTGCCGACACGCGGTCTGCGATTTCGTTCATCTGCACATTCACCTGCTCGCGCTCCTTAATCAAGCGCTCGCGTTCATTGACTAATTCACTAACTGTTTTCATAACTAACAACCATTAAAACATTCTATTCAAATTTCGTTCTCTCTCTTCCCGATCCAGGGAGAAGCGGTTTTCGGCCACCTTCTTCTGTGTGCCGGACGGCTCATCATGCAGCTGCACGCCGTGGGCCTCCACCTCGCGGGCCGTAACACTCGTCTGGCTGAATGCCGGGTCAGAAGCGATGGTCATTTCCACCACTTCCTGAATCTTGCCCACGTGACGCAGCAAGATGTTGTCCTCGGTCTTCTCGTACCACACGTTCTTATTCTCGTCGGTCCAATAGGTGAAGCTGCTGCCAGCCAAATCGCCTCGCTTTACAAGCTCCAGCGCCGTGTCTCCGTCGGGCGTGTTCGGCGCCTCGAATGCGTACTTCACGCCCTTCTCGTCCACCGTAATGGTCAGCGTTCCCTCACCCTTGTTTGAACGCGCCAGCAATCGCTCGCGGTTGTGCCAGATGGTCATCTTGATGTCCATCGTCTTCAACTCCTTCTCGCTGATGGCGCCAGGCTCGATGATCTCGCGATAATAGTCCCAATAGTCTGCAAGTAGCTCGGACTGCACACCGAACACAATCGCGTAACCTTCGATCATGCGCGATGGCTGTCCGTCCTCGCGCTCCCTGAGCTTTGGGATGTACAAACCACCGCAACCGTTACGTATTTCTTGTCTTTTTTCCATTTTGTTCTGTTAAAATGAACTGAAACTCCTACAACTATCCCGCGGAATGCCGAATTAGGCTACCCCAAGCGCACGTAGGGCTTAATCAGCGCCTCCAGCGTGTAGGGGACGGCATGTTGCTGCACGCCCGCCACCGGCTCTCTGTTTCTGTACCAATTTGCTGCCGTCAGCAAAATGGCCACCTTCAGGCGGGACGGGAAGTGTGCCGCGTCCGCCTCTTCCGGCATCCCATCATCGTGTGTCTCGGCATAGCCCAACTGGCACAGCTCATCGCCCGTGCGCCGTGTGGCGTCCACCACGGCCACCTCTGCGGCATCCGCATAAAGCGTCAATAACTCGTCCTCCGCGTCGAAGTCCACGCGCGTCTGCGCCTTCACCTCTGCAAGTGTCACATACTTCATAACATTCCCTCCTCGATATATTCTGCGATAATTGTCATACTTCCGTCCGTCTTCTTGCCGTTGAAAGATACGATACGGTAAACCTTCCCGTTCCAGCGGATGCGGTGGCGCTCGGTGATGCCCTCCTGATACCTGGTGGTGACAACCACCTGCGACGACAGGTATACATCGCCCTGAGCGATGGCCCTGCTGCCCTTCTGGTACGTCACGGCCGCCCATGTGCTGCGCTCCACCTCGTAGGTGACCACCTGCTCACCGGCATGGCCGCGCTCCACCACCGGAGCCAAAAGCTCGATACGCTCTGTCATGGTGCCCGCCGCTATCATTTTTGGCCTCCTTCCTCTCCCTCGACGCCGCTCATGCTGCCTTCCAGCTTCTCACTGCCCAGCGGGGCGAAGTTGACCGACAGATACACCTTGTCGCCACCGTCCACGGGCGCGATGTCGTCCTCACGCCGCAGGTCGTTGACGCTGCACTGCCCTGTCTCCAGCCTCGTCTTGTTCCACTTGGCCCGGCTATCCAGGTCCAGGGCATAGATGGCGCGGATGTCGAACACAAACTTGTATTCTCCCCAGCCTTCCCGGCCCACCAACTTGGCATTGAACTCCCTCTCGATCTCCGTCACGATGGGCTGAAGGGCCTCGGAGTAGAATTGGATGTTGCTCATTTCGGTGCTCTTGTAGTTGCTGTTCGTGTCGTCCATCAGCTTCGACGGCGGGATGTTGAAGAATCTCGCGATCTCGCGAATGGTGAACTTGCGGCTCTCCAAGAACTGCATGTCGGCGCTGCTCATGCTGATGGGCGTCATCTGCCCGTCGCCCTGAACCACCAGGATGTCGTCGCCCACATTCAGGCTCTGCTGAAGGGCGTCCCCCATCTTCTTCAGTTCCTTGTCCTGATAATTGCCGAACCCCTTCAGCGTCTTGTTGTTCTGAAGAATGGCCTTGAAGCGCCCGCCCGTGGCGAATCGTCGCTCTGTCTCCTTGTCGGCGGTGGCCGCGATGCCCAACGTCATGGCCGCGTAACGGATGGTGCTCATGCCCCAATAGCCTCCATCGGTGCTGGTGTTCTTGATATGCACCACTTGGTCGGCGGTGTACGTGCCGCTGAGCATGTTCACCGGGTCGGCGATGGTGTAGAGGTTGCTGTACTGGTCGTAGGCCACGCTGCCCGGCGAGGTCAGTATCAGTTCCTCCACCTGCCCGTAGATGTCGCGCTTGGGTATCACCACGGCGTTGCCGGTCAGAAGTACCTGGCCCACCAAGTTCTTGAAGAAGGTGTAGGAGTTCATGCGGGCATTCGGACGGACGGAAATCAGATAGTTCATGGTCTGCCCCGCGCCCTTGTCGGCCGGCATGAAGTAACCCAGCGTGCGGTTGCGGCGCTTGTACTGAAGGGTGAGCACCGCGGCACCGCTGGAAATCAGATTGACCGCACGGTATACGGCTGCGATGCGCATGGCCGACTCCTTGCCCGTCACGCGCACCACATTCTCCTTGTAATTGCCTCCTGCGGTTCTGAAGGCGGCGCTGTCGGCCTCGGCTGCGGCCTCGCGCCTGAATAAATTATTCCAGATTGTTCCCATAAGTATGTTTTATAACATAAAATAGTGAGAAAAAGCACCTGCTTTCCCTCACTATTCTTGCCAAAACGCCTTATTCGGCTACCTGATAGCCTCATCGTTCGTAATTGTAGAGCGCCCCGATGGTCATCAGCAAGGTGATGGCCCCGTCGATTTTCTTGCAATGGTCGGCCTTCAACGGCTTCTTATTCTCCATGCGGTCCGTGTCTATCACGCAATTTGTCAGACAAAATGCGTTAATCGGGTTGTCGTTCAACTCGATGCCCGGCGGGTCGGAGTAGGCCAGCATTTCGGTGGACTCCACGGCCAGGTTGAAGCTGCCGTAGGTCTGCGAGAATGGCTTCAGCACGTTCTGAGCGCCCATGGCAGACAGAATGTTGGTCAGATACTGCGCCTTGTAGGAGTCATAGGCTATCACGATGATGTTCAGGCGGGCACTTCGGCGGATGATGTCTTCCGCTATCTCCTCCACGTCTATTCTATCCCCCTTCGTGAGGTGCAGGTGGCCTTGCTCGGCCCATATCTTGTAAAGCTCGCGGTTCGGGTGCTCGTCCAGCGCCTCGATGGGAAAATAGTAGTCCGTGTAGGAGTAGAACTTCTTGGTGTCCTCGGAATACACGGTGTAGGTGACGGCGGAATAGTCATCGCGCACCGACAGGTCGAAGGCCACGGCACACGGCGTTCCCTCGGCCACCTTGTCGATGTGGAACTTTCCCATGATGCGCTGCGCTGCCTTGTACGTGAACCATCGCTTCTGCTCGTCGATGCAGAACACGTTCAGTAGTTTTGTCCGGAACTCCAGCATGTCCTTGGCGCTGCGCTGCGCATCATTCCAGGCATTCTCGTAGAAGTCCTCACGGGCCGTGATGCCCAGATGTGGCTGCACCTTGGCCCACGTAGCGCGGTCGCCTTCCTGATCGTCGACGTCCGGCATGAAGATGGACGCGAACACGGTATCATTCTGCTCCTCGCCCCGAAGGATGGCCAGCACGTGGCCCAGCTCCTCGATGAACGGACCGTTGAGCACACTGCTGGCCGTGGTGATGATAATCACCAGCGGATTGGTGCGGATGCCCATGGAAGACACCAGCACATTCTTCAAGCTTGGGTCGCGGGCTTGGGCGTATTCGTCGATTATCACCGTGCTGGCGTTCAGGCCGTCCAACGTCTTCGGGTTCGAACTGAGGCACGAGGCTGAGCTGGCACGGCTCCCATCTATCCAGAATATCTTCTCTCGGTTGACGCGGAAGTGCTTGCCCCGTCTGTCGATGCCCTTCACGATGGCCTTAATCTCGCGGAAACAGATGGATGCCTGCGGATAGGAATTCGCGGCCACGTATGCCTGCGCGTTGTTGTCGCCACAGAAGAGGTCGTACACGGCCAGCGATGCCGAAGATGTTGTCTTGCTAAACTTACGCGGCACGAATAGATAAGCGGTTCGCGTCAGGCGGTGTCCGTCGGCCTTCTTGAACCCGTAAATACTTGCGAACTGGAAGCACTGGATGGGCGTGAGCTTGTAGTGCTGCCGCCCGTGCATCCCATCGAACTTCAGGGCCTCGTAGAAGTGGAAGAACTTGCGGACGGCACTTGCATCCCAGGCATATTGCCCCAGGAGTTTGATGAAGCGCTGCACCCCCAGGGCCTCATATAGGTTGTGGGCCTCAGGATGTCCGGACACTTCCACCAGGTAGTTCCATATTCGCTCGTCGGTGTTCCGGACACTTCGCCCCTGCTTGGTGTTGCCCAGGTCCATGACAGTGCGGAGGAGGTGTTGATACACCTCCTCCTTCAACTGCCGCGCCTTTATTCTTTCGGCCTCATCCATCAGTCCAAAACTTCTTTAATCTCGCCAATCATTTCAAAAAGCTCGCGCCACTTGATGATTGGCACGCTCTTCTTGCCTCTGATTTTGGCCCATAGGCTGAAGGAATTCATCGACGACACGGCGATAACTGCAAGAACCGTGCAGAATACAAGTATCACCCACTTGATGGGCATAACCGCCCATTTACGTAACTTCTTCTTCATATCATTCCGTTTTTTCACATGTAATCATTTCCCCGTGCTTGTTGTACTCCAGCAACATCACGCGCTTTTCTTCCATCGTCTCCTCGCTGGTGAAGGTCTGACGGTACACTTCCGCTCTGATCAGATAGCCGCAGCGCTGCAAATCGTTCAAAAACTCCTGCACGTCCTCCGGAGTCCAGCGATATTCCAGCTGCGTCTTGCTGGCGTGCTTGAAGCGGTCCGTGTACATTTCATATCGAATTCTCCAGCATACACGTTCACCCTTCGAATTAAAATACCTGTTATGAATGTTCATTTTCGTATAGTTCTAAAGTTCTATTCTCTTAATTTACCCACAATCTGCAAGCGCTCACCATCAGGAAAGGTGAACGCCTTTTTGAAGAGCTTCGCGCATCTGCGCGGTGGATTGGTCGTGCGGCCGTGCATTTCGTTCCACAGAATACAGTGCCCGCGCATCGAACCGGCATCCATCTGCGTGGCGCCGTTGCTGAAGAACGGGCATGTACCGCATGAACCTGGCTCCTCGTAGAATTTCCATCCGTTGATATAAACCATGGCTCAATCATGCTTATTACCCACTACACGCATATTGCCCGCCACTTCTGGCGTCAGCGCTATCTTATCCTCCTTATTGCTGTAACGTGCAGCTATCAGTCCGTACGTCTCGTCATACAGAACCACCCATACACCGCCGTTCTCATCATCTATGAGCACATCACCCTCGTAAATATCATGCAATAGGCGGTCACGCTTGCCGGTGAACTCACACACCGTGTCCGGTATTACACGCTCCTCCCATTCTTCGTAGGTATTCTTGATGAAGCTGGCGTTCTCGTCGAAGTGGACGCCCTTCTCTCCACCATACACCCATTCACCCTCCACGAGGCTGCCGAACACCCAGTGCCCGTCCTTGGTCTTGCCCTTGAATATGTGCTCTCTCATTTCGTCTCCTCCAGGTCTTTAATCACCGCAACCAACTGTGAATATACGGTGTCGCTTATTCTGATCAGTTCCTTATCCACTTGCAGGCGTATCACGTCGTTAATATCCATGCGCCACGCTTCGAACTCCTTTTGTGTGAATTTCACCGTCATCTGATAGTCCTCCAGCTCCTTGATACGTCGCTGGCCCGGCACGATCTTCGGAAGCCAAATGTGTTCGCTCCATATCCATAACTCATTCCCATCGGGCTGAAGCATCTTCTGAATCTCCAACCGGTGGCTCTTGATGAACCGTCTGAGCGCGATGCCTTGCGTGCTCAGGAAGTTAATCGTCTGAATTTCGTCCCAATCAACCTGCTTGGTGATTGAAGTACTGAATTTCTCTTGTTCGCTCATAATCATTCTTGTTTATTAAGTTGTTCCATAAAGTCATTAAAACCATCGGCCCCGCCATCATTCTTCCGCTCCTTGCTATCCACATTCATGCCCAGCGCCTTCAGTGCCCGCTGCGCCTGCTCGCTATACTTCAGGTAAAGCGTCTCAATCTCGCTGACCTTCTCGCGGGCATTGCCCTCGCGCGACACCTCCACACTGACGGCCGCGTGTCCGGGCGAAAATACTTTCTCAGCCAGCATATCGGTGCGCACAAGCAACTGAGCCACCACTTTGGCCTGCATACTCAGCTCTGCCGTATACTTTCCTTGCTCCTTCAGCAACTTCACCAGGTACTTTTGTTTGGCCTCCACCTTCTTCTGGAAGTCCTTCTGCGCTGCCGCCTCCTCGGTGGGAGTGGGCACCGGTGCCGCTGCTGCCGCCTCCGTCTTCGATTTGTTAGCCTCATCACGTAGAAGTTTGTTTCCGTACCCGCGGTCACGGCCACGGGTCTTCAGATAGAAGATGGTGGCCGTGGTGTCACCCTTGTTGATAAGTTCAAGTAACTTCCCTTCCACGAAGTCTATCTGAGCCTCGATGATGTCTTGTACTTCCTCGGCGAACACTGCATCTGTCTCCTTCCATGTATAATAAGTCCGTCGCGCTATACCCACCTTACTACATGCCTGCGATATGATGCCGCGAGTTTTGCTTAGCGCCTCCGTAAATTGTTTCTTTACTTTATCTGTTTCCATTGCCCCTTTACCCCTCAGATATTCCAATTATTTATTTTTATAGTGTGCATTTTGTGCAATTTTCGGCCCGCTTAAAAAAATCCCCCCCAGGGCCAAAAATTGCTCGCGTGTGAAAAAGTGAGAGGGAGGGGAATTGAGAAGTTTCGCCCCAAATAAAAAAACATA